CGGAATCGTCCTTCTCGCGCACGCCACGATCGCTGTTGAAGTGGTCCAGCGTTTCGCTTTCGATGCTGGTGCTGATTTCCGGGGTGTTGCCGAAGTAGCGTTCACCGATACCGGACATGGTGCCGGGCTTGAACTGATTAAAGTACAGTTCCCCGCGACCGAGGGTATAGTTCATCGCTTCCATGGTTTTCCTCGCTGTCTGTTGAACAAAAAGAAGTGGTTTCACCCTCTATTCGTAGGGATCGACCATATTTTCCGCTATTTCTAGCGTTAGTGCCAACAGGAAGTTGGCATAATCATTGACATGTTCTTCAGCAGGTCTTACGACATTGGCGCCGATTACTAGATCGAGCACACGACCTTCCATCCCGAGCAAGTTGTTTCCTAGACCAGGTCGGATCATATTCTTGCGCTCGATCGCCAGCGCCTTCTTCACGTCGGCCAGTAGGAAATGTGCGGGGTCGGTCGGATTCTTTGGATCATCCGTCACCCAGCCTTGAATCATGAAACGCCAGGTGCCAGTCCATATGTCGCCAGCGGCCGGCGTGAAGTCTGGTTCGTCGGGCAGCGGCGCTTCCAACACCGAAATCATCGGGATCGGGTCGTTGTCTCCAAAGAACAACCGACCACGGAACACCCGGCCTTCCATGTCGAAGTTGAAGCCATTGGCCACGGTGATCCCTTCGAACACCTGGCAAAGGGCTTTCACAACACGCAGACGGAAAGGCTCCTGGGCCATCACAAACCCTCCACGCCAAGCAGGCGGTTGAACTCGTTGCGCAGGAATTCCTCGGTCTTCGGCGCGATGTCTTCGCGGACGGTGTTCCACACCTGGTTCACGGACGGCCCGTAGAGCAGCCACACGTTGCGGTCCAACTGCACGGCGCCTCGGCTCTCACGCGGCCGCTGACCAGGTTGCAAGCGGATCGCCAAACCAAGGTTGTACTGCGTGTCGGTACGCACGTTGCCGGCACGCAACTTGACAAGAAACGCCCCCTTCAGCCGCCGAGCCTCGCCGGGGCGTACTTCCACGGTGAGTGGCGTTGTGCGGCGGCCGGGGCGCAGGTTGCTCCCCTTGACGAACCGGGCGAGCGAGGTAGGGCGGAAACGACCGGTGATGATCGCTTCCAGGTTGTCGCCCACGGCCCGCTTGCGGATGTAGAGGCGGGAGTCCTTGCCGCTCAGGTAGCTTGCCGGGAAGTTGACCTGGGTGCGGATTTCCTTCGCACCCCACACACGGGCGCGCTCAGCGGTCCGGTTTATAGCCATGCGGGCGTACCGGGCGATCTTCTCAGGTGCATCTTCGAAATTAGGGAGATCGTCGATCCCCTCCAAGGTGACTTCGAAGACCCTCATGGCGCAGACTCCACGGGCGGCAAGCCCGCTTTCTCGTACTGATCCTTGGACAGACGGGCGGCCGATACGGTCACGGAGATGTCATCGGTCGGATCGGTGTTGTCGATCCGATAAGCTTCGCCTGGTTGCACGTAGAGAATGGCCCCGCGTTCGAGCGTGACACCATCTGGAAGCTCGGCGGGTAGAAAGATGAGACGGGGGTTGATGGAGTGTATTTCCGCCCACCCCATGCTGCGGTCATCACCGATCAGTGTGAACTTGTAATGCAGACGAGCGCGAACATCGACAGGCTGCTCGCCCGGTGCAGAGTAGTACTGCATCGGAATGGCCATCAGGTCGTGCAAAGCACGCCGCGCTTCCCGCTTGATTTCGCGCAAGTCTGACATTGCAAGCCCATCTCCGATCAGAGGTCGTCGTCGGCCGACTGATCGCGGGCAGCTTCGATCGCCTCGATCAGGGTGTCCTTGCTGGCGTTCTTACGAACATCCAGGCCCATCTTGGCGGCCAGGGCGAGCAGTTCTTCCTTGCTCATGTCGGCCAGGGGCGCTTTCTGGGTTTCCTGGACTTCCTCACTGCCGGTCTTCTCGGACACGGCCACAGACTGCGGGTCTTTCTCGATGCCTCTGATCTTGGCGATAGCCTGAGGGCGCACCGCTTCAAGTTGACGAATTTCTTCCTCGGTGAGATCGAAGACCTTGCCGATTGCCGGGCGCACACGCTTTCCGTTGCGCAGTACCAGAATGCCTTCTTTGATTAGCCGTTGGGGCATGGCTGTACTCCTAGAAATCGTTTGAAAAAGCCCCACCCAGCATCAGGCCGGGTGGGGTCCGTCTGCCGCTTACACCGAGCCGGTCACGCGCAGCGAGAAGCTGGCGTTCGGCTCAACCGGGACCATCAGCGGGGCGCTCTGCGTCATCGTGTAGGTGACGCTCGGGTCTTCCTCGTCCCACATCTTCGGGAACATAGGCAGCGCACGCAGGCCGGCACGCTTGTCCATAATGGCCCCGAGGCAGCGCACACCTTGCAGGCCGCCGCCGGTACCGACCACCAGGTCGGGGTCGAGGAAATCGACAAGCGAGCCATCCTGATCGCGGTACTTCTGGCTGTAGGTCCACAGTTCCAGCGAACCCATGCCGTTCTGGCCCGAGATACGGCCGCGATACTCGAACGGCAGACCTTCAGCCACGGCCCGGTTGTACTCGCTCTCGCTGCCGCGATAGCGGGTGTCGAGCAGCTTCAGCACGCGCTCGTCCTGGGTGAACAAATCCCAGGCGTTCAGACCGAACGTCAGGCGGGTGATGGTGCTGGACGAAAGATCGTGCACCAGGCGGCGCAGGTCTTCAATGTCGCGCAGCGGATTGGCGTCCGACTCGCCCCAGCGGGCGTCACCGGTCAGCGTCACGGTCAGCGAAGGATCGCGGCCGAAATCGACAGTAGTAGTCGGGTAGTCGTCACCCGTGACCGTCACGGCGCCATCGATCACCGCACGAGCGGCCATCCACTCCCAGCGGTTTTCGATCATCTGACGCTCGATGCGCAAGTTCTCGGCCACGCGGGCGTCGAAGCGCTGAGCCAGACTCAGAGAACCACCGAAGTCTTCACCGGCCATGCGGGGGATCGCCTGGGACGGATCAACGACGTGCTTGGGCTTGACGTAGGCCGGCTTGAAAGTCTTCGTGTTGTAGCCACGATTGCGGAGCACGCGACCCTGAACGTTCGGCGCAACGAACGGGGCCAGTTCGCGAGTGCCATCAGTGACCTGATCGAATACGATTTCTTCCCGGTCCGACGTGACCACACGGGGGAAGAAATTCAGCCAGTATTGCTGGATACCGCGTTGGCGCCGCAGCACTTCCAGCAGAACAGCGGTGTTGTAGATTTCCATTTTTCTTCCTCCTGGAAGTGGGATTAGTAATCGGTGCTGCCCAGCAGGGCGCCGACTTCGATCTCAGTGCCTTGGAAGGCGGCCTGGCGATCGGCCAGAGTGTCCACACCATCGGGCCAAACGAGCGCTTCGTGGTTGAAGAAGGCGCTCACGTAGACCGGGGCCTGAGCGGGCGGGTTGGCGCTGGACGCAATCGGCTGCGCGACGACAACCAGCGTCACCGGATCGCTTTCCTGCCCCGTGAACTTCGCCAGCGTGCCGCCGTTATCCACGGCGACTTCGAATTGCTCGAATTCGGTATTGGCGGGGACTGCTCGCTGCGCCGTCACCACTTCCTTCTCACCAGCGAACAGGTGGAAGGGAGTGAAGCTGCCCATCGTGCCGTTGCCCGCAATCTGGTTCGGGTAGCTCATGGTTTTCTCCTAGGGGTGATTACTGTTTGAAGGGATCGAAGCCGGTGGCGTCGCGCTGAGCCGAAAGGATGCGGCTGACGGCCGACTTGTTCGGGTCTTCATCCTTGATGCTACCGTCGCCGGCGCCGACATTAGGCGATCCGGTCGCAGCCATGGCGGCAGCCAGGGGGTCGGACTGAACGGGGGTTGCGACCTCTTGCTTTTCGGGCGCAGCAGCCGTAAGCACAGCCTTGGCTTCGTCCACCGACATTTCGGTGTTCATCGCCAGGTGCGAGGCAAGCTTCGGCTTGTCCTTGGCTTCCTCGCAGTTCATGATTGCGCTCATACGCTCGCGTTCGGCTTTACGGGCGGACGCCGCAATAGCCGCTTGATCGACGGGCTGCTCTTTAGTATCCGCGCCCGGCTGGGTGGTTGCTTTGCTCATTTCAAACTCCTGTTGGTCATCCGAGCCGGAAAGCTCGTCGAGGTACGCGGCAACCGCCTCGGAAGGCGTTTGCACAGCGTCAATGAGGCCGAGTGAGAGCGCATCGTCGGCGTCATAGGTTTGCGCCTCGGTCGCTTTCACCGCGTCGGCCGAAAGGTTGCGATTGCGGGCCACGCTGTTGACGAAAACGGCGTAGCTCTTGTCGATGCTGCTTTGGATGTTCTTGCGAACGTCGGGAGGCAGGGATTCGAAAGGATTACCGTCAACCTTGTGTTTGCCCGCATATACTAGGCTGACTTCAATTCCGAAGTCCTTCAACATCTTGCCGAAGTTGATGTGCATGGCCATGACGCCAATGCTGCCGACACCTGCCGAAGGCACCACAACCAGCTTGTTCGCAGCGCTGGACAGCGCGTAGCTGCCCGAGTACGAGTTCGCGTCAACAACCGCGAGCGTAGGTTTAACGCTGCGGTTGGAATAGATCAGATCGACAGTCTCGAAGCAGCCAGCCACCATGCCGCCGAAGCTGTTGTGGTCATGGATGATCAGCTTGACATCATCGTCAGCCAGGGCGGCCTGGTGCTGCGCCCGAATGAAGTTGTAGCCAGTAACGGTGCCCCACGAATACTGAAAGCGATTGATCAGAACGCCGTGAACCGGGATGATGGCCACGCCCTCGTTGAAAATGAACGGCTTGTCCGCCTTGTCACCATGAAAGCCGTAAGCCTGGGCGATCTCGTGCCTGC